GCACTGGTCGAAACCCTATTTCCACTTGTCGGTATCTCCTGCAAATATGTCAGAACTTGAGGGGCATTCCCCGAATAGATTTCAACCTCCTGATTACTACCATATGGGACTATATATGCTCTCACCATAGCCCCATACCTCAAATTTAATGTTACGCTCGTCAAAACCTGACTCTCTGTATTCCTGAGTAGCACACCATACGTCTCAAACAATCCAGAAGGGTCCGAAAAGCTCACCGAAGCACTGGCATATGAATAATCATCTTCTTCTGCAAAAACGGCTGTACCCGTCACAGATTGATTCACAAGCGTGACCATGTACTCAGGATCATTCGGATCTGAAACTTGCAATACACACTTCAACGAATATCTGTAACTTGTTCCATCATCCGAATCCGACCACAACTCAGGGTACCAGAAAATGCTATTTGTTTCCGAACCCGATACTACATAGGGATAATTCTCATTTCTTACAGGCATCGCTATGCCGCCATACCCATATCTTTGAGAACTGATCGCACCACTAATAATTGAGGTATACGGTGATCCAATTGGAGCCACGAACTCATTCAACCCATTGAGATAAAATGTACTCGGTGGTACGATATTCAAACTGGGCGGCGCATAGAACCTTATTATTCTTTGCCCTGCCGATCTATATATTTCTTCATCATCAAACAATGATTCCAAATTGAAGATTACTTCAAATTCCTGACCATCATAGGGTATATCAATAGATGCATCATAGAATTTTTTGAGCGAAACAGACCCAACTACATTCCCACTAACACGGTTTTGCACATCGAGGCTTGCCGAAGGGATTGATTTCGTATCATAATCATCTATATCAACATCTCCACCAATCAACCTCACCCGATAATGAATCCGGAATCTATAACGATTTACTCTCTCCGCATCATCATTTTCATAATTCAAACCTGACAGAAAAACCAGACTTTTTGATTCCGAATCACAATTAAAGAACGTTCCAAGATACCACGCGACTGGCATAACTGTTCCGAGCGTAGTTATCTGCACTCCCTCTGACTCAATCACATCGCCATTTTCATCTACCGGTCTCCACAAATCATCTTCAAATCGTATCTGCTGCATATCTCAATCCTCACCTACCCAGAGCAAGCTTATGTTGCCACTTGTTCTCGGCTGAAACATTGCACCTCCGAGCCGCAAAGATCCTCCATACGGGATTTCCAACTGCGTCGGCGTTCTCTGCTTATTCTGATTCCAATATGACATAACATTTTCACCCATGTACATTCCTATTTCCTGATTGGATATTCTCAAACTCGAAGGATCATTCTTGGCCCCTACAATAACAACTCCATCCTTATAACGGATGTAGTATGCTATCTCATCGAATTGGTCATCTGCAGATTGTTCGATCCTCTGCATTTCAACACTGAGCTCATCCTTGGTTAACTGCACAGACGATTGAACGATTGAAACCGAATCCTGCGTTGCATACTGTTCTCCGACCCTCTGCATGATACTCGTTGCAGATTGCTCAATAGAACTATATACACGATTCTCCAACGCCGCTTGGCCTTGCAAAGCCTTCTTCAAAGTTTTGGCAGACTCAGATTGCACGGTATATTCATGATCTACTTCTTCTTCATAATTGGCTCCAATATTTGCCATGATCTCAGCGCTTATGTTCCACTCCGCAGAACAAATCTGATAGAACCCACCATTGATGAAAACCAGATCTCCAACCTCAGCCGCAGGATCTAGATATGCACCCTTCGCCTTGAACGGCTTATATACGAAACCGCTTACTTTCGGCAAAGTTACATTGACGATATTTGAATCAGAAAAATTACATAGTGCCTTTATGACATACCCTTCACTTGTTCCTGCACTCGAAATTACTCCACTTTCGGTCTCTAATTGAACCCCTGTAATCTCACTTAGATTCATACCAACCGAGAACTCTGTGACTTCCATACCAAGATAAGAAACATCCGAAAGGTCTATCTCTTCGCCACCACTATCTCCTACTATAGCGATACCGGCTATAGCAATTCCGGCGATAGCACTTGTTCCTCCACTCATATTAACGAACGGCACAAGCAGGAATTTCCCTTCCGGCGTAATATGCCAATTCCCACCCATCGCCGCTCCAACATCTGCTAATATATCTCTCGCTGTCGTGGTCGTATCAAGCCCGACAAATGCTACAGTATCATCCAGAACGGTACGGCTATCTATCTCTATTCCTACAGACAATTCCAATAAATCGATTGCCTTTTTTGCAGTAATAGGCCAACTGGACGGCACATCTTCTTCCGGGATCTTGTCTGTCCAACTTTGCTCTGTTAACATCATCGCATCAAACGCGATTATGTTCAGATTTCCACTCTCATCCTTCGACCGCTGATCGGTATAATACGTTCCAAGCGTTATCCACTCAGACACCCTTTCTCCATCAGCCGAACAAATACGAACTTCAACAGAAAACTCTGCCATTCGAGGCCACGTCACGCCACTTGCAAGAAGCGAAACGTTGCACTGGGTTGACCAAGTATTTCCCATACTTGGCCCACTTCCCGAAAACAACGCAGGCGTTATCTTGATTGATTTTAGAACATCAACCCCATACGTATTTTCTCCCTGAATCACCCTAGACTCATAATACGAACCTGGTTCAATTCTTAATTGCTTATATAATTCGGAGGTCGGCCTCATATTTCCCCTCCTAACGCTCTATGATATTAAATGCCACATCCTTATGAACAACCACCTTATCTGTGTTGACTATCTGAATTCCTCCAGACCGGGTTGAGTTGTACATCTCCATTGTCACCGGCCCATTTGCCGGCACCAAATCCGTCTGACAATAGAAATATGTATTTCTTAAAATGATAAGCACAGGGTTGACAACGCTTGCCGCTACTGGCATAAGCTTAATGTCCGCCCTGCGCTTACTTGTCACTTTATCTCTATGCATTTTCCCATCAAGAGTTCTTCCTGCATTCGGCCCATCCAGATCATTCTCTGACCACTTGATTTCTTCTATAATAGGGGCGATATCGATACTCGCATTCGGTGACGATGCATACAACCTCATATACGGCATCTATTATCTCCCCCCTTGTCTTTTGATCTGATTTTGCACTGTTGTGATTTGCTCTACCAACGCACGAATATCTCCAAACTGAGCCACCCACTGCATATTCTCGACCGAATTCTGGAAATTACTTATAAGATCTCTAAGCTCTCCAATGGCCGATAACATTGCAGAAGCATTCCCATCCTGACTCCATCCGACAAGCTCATCATTGATACCATACGGCAAAATGCTTCCACCAGCTATCGCGGGCATTGTGAATGTGACATTATCTGCAATCGCCTGTAGACGATCCAACATCGTTTCAAAACCATCGACTATTCGATCCGCGAACCCATTCATCGAATAATCTATATCAGATACAGATATCGGCCCGATTGCAAAATCTTCATTCTGCATTGCATCCGAAATACCACCGGCAAGATTTCCGACAGCAGACAATACCTTCCCCTCATTTTGCTCGATACCCCGTGTAAAAAGATCCATCATATCGGGCGCAAATGTGTGGAAATTTGACAGCGGCCCCTTATCGGGCTCCGAAAACCCGATGTAATTGGTGATCGTGTTGCCGATATTGAGCAACGTATTAACCAACCCATAGATCTTCGTGGTTATACCATTGATGAAATTCTGCAACAGATCCGATCCCCAACGCCATGCATTACTGACAAGGGTATTGAATGTCGTATATACGCTCGACACGGCACTGGATATCGTGTTCCTCAATGTTGCCATCTTTCCACTGATTCCAGAAACCACTTGCCCAATTGCCGTGTTCATGCTATTGAACGCCGAACGAACCGAATTGAGCATCGTCGAAACACTATTCTGTATTGATTGCTTTATATTGTTGAACGAATCAATAACATTCGACTTCATCACACCGGCAGCGGCAACCGCAGCAGTTCTCGCATCATTGAAATTCTGCCTCACGGCATTGCCAACCGCCGTCATGCTGTCTCTTACTCTTTCCCTAATATCAGTAAACCCAGCCGCTATATTATTCTTCATCTGTCCGGTTTGCTGAGATCCATCGGTAGACGCTTGAGAGAAATTTTCTTTTACATTCTGGGCAACATTTTTAACACTCGTTATTACCCTATCTTTCAAATCAGAGAATTTTTCTGCGATGGATTCACGCATTTCCTCCGACACTTCCAGAGATCGAAGGTTCATATCTGTATACGCATCGACAACATTTTGCTTTGCGAGACTCACACTCTCAGATATTTTCTCCTTCAATTCATCAAATGCATCCCCAATTGATGTACTCATGTTTTGGGACACCGAAAGAGATGTGGAACTCATGTTCGTATAGTTATCCTTCACGACATTCCACATCGTCTTGACGCTGTTCGACACCCTCGTCTTTATATCCTCGAATGATTTCGGAACACTATTCCTTGTCTTTGTCGCTGTATTTACTGCACTATTTCCCATTCCACTGACCGACTCAGATGCACGGCTAGCTCCAGATTCCATCTGGTTTGCCGCATCTGTTACAGAATCAGCAATACCACTCATGGCAGATCTAATGCCATCCGATGCTTCCTCTGTTTCACTCTTTACATCTCCAATTATATCTACTACCATCGGCATTCCATTCGGCCCAATAACGACCTGTGTTCCCCTCGCAAGCGTTTCCATGGCCCTTCCACTATCATCTATTTTATCTGCCGCCTCAGCCGATTCTCTTGCGGCTCTTTCCATCTCATCATTCAATGAAGCCATATATTCCGAAAGCGTCATGTCCCCAGAGAGAACCTTTAATAATCCTCCACAGGCGATACCGAGCAATCGGAACGACGCTGTAAGCGAATCTATCGCCACCGATACGCCATTGATGATATTCGGCAGATCCTTATCTACTAATTCCTTTATAAAATCTCCAAAGAAACCGAGAATTTTATCTGCGATGGGCTCCAACTCATTCCAAAGCTTTTGAACTGATTTCCCAAGCCTTTCAAACGCATCAATTATTGGTAGATCTTCTCCATCTTCAACTCCCATAAGTCCTCGGAGCAGATCTAACGCGCCATTCCATGCTGCTTCCAACAATCCATAAATGGCATCCCTTATATCTTCCCACTTGATATTCGCAAAGAACGCCCTTATATTCTTACCTATCGCTTGCCAATCGGCCTTTTCTATTGCATTTGCAATCGAATTGATTGCTCCAACAATAGTTTCAGACAGAATCCTACCGACTGTAGACCCCAGATTGGAAGTCGAAAGGAACCCCGTCAAAATCCTAAACCCGATTGTGATCTTCGCAACAAGGATCGCCCCTATATCTTCTCCATTAACATCTTTAAAGGCATTTACAAGGAATTCTCCGATCCCACTCCCTATACCACTCCAATCAACCTCATTCACTATTCTGGCGACCATATGGAGAACATCATCAAGCCATTCTCCAACTGTTGTTCCCAACTCTGCCGCCTTTTGCCTAAACGCGGCTATCATAGAATTCATCTTCTCAATGATTAAATCCGTGGCCTGATCCCACATTTTATTCTTGAGAAGTTCTATGATTTCTTTCATCCAATCGGCAGGATCAACATCACTTAGCTGCCCATTGGCACCTCCACCGCCACCATTTCCATTTAAAAGATTTAACTCATCAAATCCCGCAAGCGTTTTCTTGAGATCCCCACCAGCTCCCTTTGCCGTCTTTGAAAGCTGCGAGGCCGTCTTAGACGTAACCCCAAGCAATCGAAGGAACTCCAAGAAATACGAAACTGCCGTAGTCACCCAGTTTATAATCTGGTTGATAATCGGCCCCAAAACATTTCCAAGAGCGGTCCAAATCGAATTCATCTGTGCCGCCAATTTCTGATTTTCAGACATATACGCATTGACGGCCTTACTTAATATCCCATAAACAGAACTCACACCAATCAACGTTGGCATGAATCTTCTAATACTTCCTAATGCTACATCGAACGATCTTTTTGTCTGGGTACCGAACCCCTTCATCTGATTTCCAAGATTCTTTGCCGTTTTGCTCAGACTGTTAATCGCACCCTGTAATTTTTTTGATCCTTTTTCAAATCCGATAGCATCCAACACCGCACTGATCGTGATTTCATTCTCTCCACCGCCCATACTGACCACCTCTAATCTATTAACTCAGCAACTCATTCAACCTACGCTCCGCCTCTTTTTCTTCTTCGGTCAATTTGACCTGAATATCTACGATTTTCTTGTTTTGGGAATAAAACTCCTGCTCCCATTTTTCCAACGGCTTTCCCGCCGCCTTTTTACTCCGTATATTTAAAACCTGTGAATAGGTACAATCCCCTATCTCCATAAACCATCCCAGAAACGTCCACCAATGAATATCCGGGTCCAATCGGATCTCTCTCCCGGCAACCCGGTTTATCGCAGGAATTAACAATCTTGCATCTTGGTCGAAATCCACCCTTTTGACATTATCTTTCTTTTCACTCTCCACCCCATTGTCCATGAATTCCTGACCGACCCTGAAAGCCTCTTCATAATCCTCTTCCGGCATGTCCTCGAAATCCTCATACAAGATATACAAGAACACATATACCTTCTCATTATCTTTCAACTCTCGATCATTTATTGCCGAAATGATATCTAAGATGGCTGTATATTGATAGCGAATGGGGCGATCAACCCCATTCACCACCAAACTTGTCGGCAACCGATAACTCATTATCGACCGCCATTTTTATGCTTCCCGGTTTTATACCCATGCGTGTACTTTTGTACCCTGGTCGAAATCTGCCGTATTTCAGCATCAAATTTCCGGGAAATAAACTGGCCTACCGCATTCAACGCATTCTCGCAATAAAACTTCCCACCTACAGGGGAAAACGCATGCATTTTCCCAAAGAACGCCTCAGCCATGTTACCATCAAGCAAATAATCTACTAGCCTAAACAACTCTTCTTCTGCTTCATTCAAGAGCCGAATAGACTCTTCATCCTCGCCCTCACCATTGGTATCAATATTCGCATCGATCAGCGGCTTCACAACCTTTTCAAAATCAGCCGCCACTTTGTTATACCGATTTACAATATTGAAATCCGTCGGGCGAAAACGGAATTCTCCGATCAATTCACCATTCGTATTCTTGATCGGCACCGTAATTGATCCATCATCAACTACAATTTCCAACTCTTCACTCTTTTTCACCATTTCATCTTCCAAAGCATCTTTCACCACTTCGATATCTTTAATCTCACTCATTTTTTTGACCTCCATCAAAAAAATATAGGCCGTCCATTACAGACGGCCTATTGCTTTATTCAATTTCCACTTCAGGGGCTTCCCGTCGCGCCGCCGCCCGTCGCGCCGCCGCCCGTCGCGCCTCCACTCGACGCGCCGCTGATCGGTGTAAACGTCTTGGTGGACACATCGAACGTGCCAGCAACACGATTCCCCGCATTATAGACTCCGAACGGGATCTGCACACCGCTAGTATCACCACCAACGGTATTCGGCACAACCCAACAATCCTCACGATACGCCCAGATCTGCGTTCCCTCTTCATCAACAAGAACCTCCACACGGGTGGTCTTGCAATCATCGCCGGTAAGACGCTCATTGGCGATCTTGCACAGCGGCTCGAACATGGGATCATCCTGATCGGCATACCAAGGATCAGCCGAGGACTGTACCTGATATCCATTGTGAATAACGTTCTGCTGACCCAGAATATTTCTGCGGATCTCAACCTGCGGGTTCAGCTCTTCCGCATACGTCTCAAGATCCTGACCAAGCCGGGTATATTCCCGGGTATCTCCTACCCCCATGCTTGCATCAATATAATGAGCCAGAAACTTACGTTCCATTCTACCCATAATTGAATCTCTCCTTATCGATCAAATTCATTGCGATACCGGATCACAACATCCATGATCCAATTCTCGCTTTTATCATCATTGACTCCGACCAAATACGCCGGAGCCTGTCTTGTTACCTCTCGAATTTCACGATTGCCCTCTAACGCAGGCCAATCTTCCAACTTATATGTCGTTCCATTTATCGTGACTCTCTGCAACTCAATCCATCTTGCGAAAGTGTCCAACCACTCTTTTGCTGTAACACGCCTTTTGGAATTGAGCCCAGATTTCCGATAAACGACTGTAAACGGATATTGGCACATCTGCGTCACATGACCCGTAATACTTTCCCTCTCATCATAGATAAAACTTCCGGTAGTCGGGAAAATTGCAACTCCCTCATCCGCCGGGTCTGTTGCAAACTCAAACGACTCCCCTTCATCCAGACCGGGGAATGTATTAATCAACGCCATCAACGCATCCGTGATCTGTTCATACCCATCCACATCAAACTTTACTATTTGGACATTTCCCATTTACTTTCTCCTGAGAATATCCGACACACCTTTTTGGAATTCATGCCTGTACTCCCGAATCACAAACTGTCCCCAATAAGGCACTGTTCTCGGATTCGTATAATGTAACGGCTTTCCCGAAAACCTAGATACTCCCTTATACAGATAATGTCCCTGCGGAGGAACAGACATTATGATCTTTCCAGACCCATATCTTCCCCCATTCGCCTCTTTGATCCTTCCAAGAAAATTACCTGTCTTATACGGAATAATCGGCTCCGCTTTCAACATGATTTCCTTATCCAACCATACCTGAGCATCCTCAAATTTCTTGTTCCACTTGAACAATCCGACTTTTGCCTTGATATAGTCGTTCTTTAAGACAATATCCTTTAATCGAACTTTACCGAACAACGGCATCCATATCACCTCGCCGTAATTTCAAAATGAGGTATAAGGTTGAATTTTGAACAATTCGTAATCGCAAAGACCTCATCATAGGTCTTATTCATATAATTGAAAAAACCGCTCCTATAATCCTCATCATTGAAAGGCCCACTCTCTCCATATTCACCGGCATAAATGAAATCGAAATTGTCACCGAACGCAAAAGTGATATTCTCATCCGGATCTCCCATACTGCGAAACACCTTGGGTGTCATATAGATCTTTGATCCACCACTCACACTTATTACCGCATCATCGCCACTCGGCTCATACTGAATATGAAGCATTGCATTATCAGACGCTTGCTCTCCATACGTCGAAATGATAATTGACCTATCGATTTTCAGGTGAACTCCATTGATAACTGTCGCATACCAAAAAATCACGCCATCCAATTCTTTACGATTGAACAACGTGACCGTCTGCTTATATATCGCATCAAACCCCGGCATCCAACATTCCAACCCCTCTCACAATATTGATCGGCACAATACACGATCTCAAGAGCTGTAAATATTGCATACCATACACCGTCATACCATACTCGGCATTGACCGCTGTATTTGATGCCCCACCATTTGCAAAGCTAATACTGCTTCCACCATCTGACACACTCGACGCAACGAAACTATTTCCGATTTTTCCGAGCGCGCCAAGAGAATTTTCACCATATCCGGCCATCTTCAACTTGTGACAAATCAGCAACGCCTTGGCACGCTCATACATCTTCCCAAACTGTTTTTTGCTCACCATTGGGCTTACAAACTCATCCCAAGCCATAATCTCTTCATCGGTCATATCATTGAATTCATCTCCAGATATTAACCTTACCATCTCAATGACCGTCACGGCTCATTCCCCCTTTTACTCAGCCGCATCCTCCGACTTCTTGGAACGGCTTCTTGTGGCTTTCTTCTTGGGCTCTTCGGCAACCTCTTCAACAGGCTCTTCTACAGCCGCCACAGGCTCCTCTGCGGGCTTTTCTTCCAAAACCCGAATACTAACAAACCCGCGGTTCTCAAGAGCCTTGAGGCCCGGAAGCAGGGCTTTCTTGCCCGTATCACGTCCGTTCTCATCGAACACCGCACAATAGGCATCTTTATCCTGCACATTGATCTCACGATCCGGCAATACAGACTTTCCCGCAATACCGATAGGACGATTGGACTTGTTGAAAACGACAATCATTTTTTGACCTCCATAAAATTAAATGAAAAAGGGAGAGGCCATTTGACCTCTCCCACCTTATTGACTTCTATCTATTAGGCCACGCCAGTCGCAATCAGAGCAGACAGGGGGTAATAGAAGATAACGCCAGCAGTACGAGCCTCGCAAGGAATCACGGTCTCCAGATTGTGGGGCTGCACGGGGTACTGCATAAAGGGCATCGGGTTCTCCAGAGAGAACTTTTCAGCACTGTTGGTGAACATGAAAGCAACACCAACGCCAGCACCGGTATTAACACCATCCGCACCCTCGGCATAGGGATTGGTCTCAGGAGAATTGACGTTCAGCTCAGGAGTGCTCACGATGTTCTTGAGGTACGGAGCATTATCCAGAATGAACTTCATCACGGTGACGGCGGTGTTGGGAAGCTGACGAGTAGAGATATCCATGAACACATCGTTGGGAACACACAGGGTATCAGGACGCTCCACATCCTTCGTGGTCATAGACACATAACCCGCCATGCCATTGATATCGGCAAGGATCTCATCAGCGGTTTTCTCAGTCCACTTGGTCTTACCAGAAGTGGCACCCGCGCCGATGGTGTACATAGGCACATTCTGTCCGGCAGACAGAACACCCATCAAACCAGAAGCGGCATCGCCCTTCCACGCGATCTTGTTGTTCAGGTTGTCGATCTGGTAGCGGGCACTCTCGGCCTTACGAGCATCCAGATTCTTGCCCGCCATGCGAGACGCACGCATCTCCTGAGCGGAATAACCATAGGACGCACCAAGGGACTTCACCTGAGCATAGTTGGGCTTGCCGTTAACGTCCGCACGGGGCAGATCATCGGAATAGTTATCGATGATCTTGGCAAAACCTTCACGATCATAGGTGTAGTAGGTAACGGTCTCGGCACCGGGATCAGCCTCAGAACTGATCGGGAACAGATTCAGAGCCGTAAACTGAGGATACAGCTTGTCATAGGACTTAGCCTTGACATAATCCAACTCACGAGCGAAGAACGCAGACACGTCCTCGGCACTATCAAAATGAGTCGCGCCGCTCTGCATCACAGCGGCAGGAATCGCAGAATTGCGAATGGCCTTGTAATCGGCCTTATCATAAGAAGTGTGCTTCATTAACTTTATCCTCCCTCAAATTTCTCTTTCCAATCAAGCCTGAGCCTGATTGAACAGCTCGACGATGGCAATGCCATTCTCAGCCGCGCTCAGGAAACGTCCCTTGATGGCAATGGCAGAAGCGCCAGAAGTATTGGTGAACTTACCGGCATCATTACCAGAGATAACCAGATAAGCCGCATCACCATAGGCGGGCTCCACATCGGCGGCGAGCAGAGCATAGATAGTACCATACTGCATAACACCAAGAGCACACTTGTTCCGCAGAGACAGATTTCCCTCCAGATCAAGCTCGGTAGTACGACGGTTGGTAACGATACCCTCAAAGGTAGCCGCAGTAGCACCGGTGGCAGGCAGCTTGACGGTCAGACCGGCCTTGGTTCCGGTAACAACGCCCATACCAAATCCCATGACACCATTGGCAGCTTCATTCGTGAAAGAACGAATGTAATGAGGAGCCAGATCGACAATACCGCCGGCGGCCCCCATCGGAGTGTTGTAAGAATAAGAAGTCTGCATTACTTTTTCCCCCTCAATTACTTATTTTTGTTCAGACGCTCGATCATACGCTGGCGAGCATCAGCAGCAGAATCCTTGGAAATTCCCGAATCACGAGAATCCTTATTGAACATCTGGCGCTTCTGATAAGAAGTGTCCTTCACCTTACGAGCACGAATGCTCTTCTTGGCATTATCAAACGCACCATTGATATACGCATCGGACTTACCATCCAGACGCATATCCGGGCGAACGGCCTTCACAATGGCGATCTTCGCACTCTTGAGATCCTTGAACTCAAGATTCTTCAAACCGACCTGACGGCCAAGTTTGCCCATCATCATGTGGTTGCGGATCGCACGGCTCGCGGCAGAATCCATCCGCTTTTCTTTACCGCAATCATCTTCGTCAAACTCTTCCTCTTCCTCGACCATCTCTTCATCCTCGGGAAGCTCCTCATCCTCGGCATCCTCGACGATCTCTTTCTCTTCCTCTTCCTCGGCAACTTCTTCGTCCTCGGGAATCTCTTCATCATCGGCACCCTCGGCAACCTCTTCCTCATCGACGAACTCTTCATCCTCTTCGGCATCGCCTTTGAGCTTTTCAAGATCATCGACCTCATCCATCTTCTCTTCCTCTTCGGCAACCTCTTCCACTTCCTCATCAGCAGCATCGAAATCCTGCTTGGCGAGCAACGTGTCGATAATGTCGAACAGAATATCAAGATCCTCATCCTGATGGGCGATAACACTCATAGCCTCATCGGTGTCCTTCGGATCTCCAGCCTCATCCCGACGATCACGCCGAGCCTTGACTTCCTCGACCTGATCTTCAATGCTAAGAGGCTTCTTGGTCTCCTCGACCTCGACTTCCTCCACATCATCCGCATCGGTCTTCTCACGCTCGGCCTTACGCGCCTTGTACTCGTCAATGGCTTTGGCAAACTCTTCGTCGGACAGAACAGCATCACCACGACGAGCATTCACGATCTTCTTGCTCATCTTTTTTCCTCCTTTGAGCACATTCTTGTTGTCACGGCTATCCAAATTTAACCGTGCCTGTTCTCCGGCTCTCGCATCACGAACAAGAGCCAAGTGGTTGATTCTTATGTTCCGCTGAATCGCATCATAATGCTGACCATTCCACTCTCCCGGAGTCTCATCCAGATCAAGGTTATATCCAAGGCTCAATTCCTTGAATCCCGTATCCTTCATCGCATCAGTATCATGAATTATGATCTCAGCTCTAACATCATCGCCACTTCTCTCTCCTTCGCTCAGAATCGTACCGATCTGATTCTCCGCCACATTGTTCTTATCTATTAACCCTGCATCATGGGTTACTACAACCGGCTTTCCTCGATACGATTTAAGGCTCTCCGGAGAAAAAACATCTTCCGGCAGACGGAGTTCCCTCCGAATGCTGCCGTCCGGGTTGCTATACTCGAAAATTCCCGTTGAGGTAAGGATGGGCTTATCTCTCAAGAAACCTTCGGGTGTGAAATACGCCTTGACCATTGGAACACTATCAAGTCGTATGACACGCTTTAACTCCATTCCCCTTCTCTCCCCTTCCTCTATATCAAAAAGATTTATTTACATAAACCTTTCGACAAAATAAAAAAGCACCGCAAAAGCGATGCTTTAAGTCACGGCATCTTCATCGACTTTACCACCATGCGCCCATCAAAATGACCACGACAATCATAATATGAATTGCAAGAATCATTGCGCTTCCCTATTTCCGTTTTCCCGACCTGACGAATAACAACATGGGTCTCATAACAAACATAATACTTATCTCCCCATCTGTTTTCCCTGATTCCTCGTTCTCTTATGGCCGGGGTAATATCTTTTTCCTCCCTGATATAACCACCACTAATCTCTTTGGAAGAAACAGAAACAACCTCAAATTCTCCACAACTTAAATATTCTTGCTGTTTATATCTCGACAAAGCAGATATATCTAACGCATTCGCTCCGGGCTCCAATACATAATGTATCTTGTCCCCGAACTTACTCGCAGATAGATCCTCTTCAACATCAAGGCTCGCCGTAAACGAAGTCGGGGCATCCATCTTTATTCTATCTCCGACTTTCGGCGGGACATACGGCTTTTGATCCCCACGTTTGAATATTCTCCTGTCACTCGTTACCCTATACAACTCCCGATCATACGGTTTGCTGTTATTGATTATTCCGATTACATTTACCATTCCCTCTGCCATATTCGCTTCGCTGCTTTTGAGCCCTTGTCCCTTCCACAAATCACGAATTTCATAGAGGTTTCCATTGGCATATTCTCCAATGGTCATTGCATCAACATCTTTAATTCCTTCTTTTACAACCTCTTCGGCAGCGGCTCTTTGTTCGGCATAACCACCTTCTGTATAAAGAACAATACTGTCAACCACATTTTTGAATTCCGGATCTTTCTTTGCCTTTTTTACAATGCTTTTTCGATCCATCGTTCCAATATCTTTCGCCCACTCTTCACATTTCTCTTTATCTGCGGGCTTTATATCAGTGACCATTCCTGCCTCATCCGAACTACCTACGAACCGAACCGGCGGATAATCATACATTTCCATTGCTGCCCCAACGTCATGGGCTACAAGTTTATCATCGAGTTTTCTCATCCCATGCTTGTTTGTGATGGCCCACTCATTATCCCCTGTTTTCTCAAATAATAACGTTCCCCTCACAACAAGAGCCCCAACAGGGAGACTTGAAACAAGCTCCTCGCATTCCTTCCTCGCCTCATTTTGCCTTTTCTCAGACTCTTTAAACGGTGTTGGGTCATAATCCTTCGCCTTATAATTGACTCCTCTTTGAAAGGCCTCTTCTTCCAATACCCTTCTTCTTATATCGTCGAGTTTCGTTTGTGCCTCTTTGATTTGGTCTCCACTGAGCACGGTTCTCTTGACTTCCACACCCTTCGCAAGCCTCTTTTTGGTGGCACCAACAGATTCCCCACCCGACATTTTGCTAATAACATGTGGGTTCCCCTTATCAGGCTCCCCTTCTTCATTCAAATGGACTTTGTGCCCATTTTCCGTAGTTATCCAACGCCCCTCTTCGGTTTTCGCATCCAATCTTTTTTGTCTGCGTTCCCTAAAACCATCTACCCTTTTCTTCTTTTTATATGCTTCCCAAGCAGAATCAACATCCTCGACGGCTTCTGCATCCTTCGGCTTGAATCCTCCCCATTCTCCATCCCGAAACTTTATCTGCTCATCATCGCTCTCGAAATCCTCAAGATGTTCCTCTAACCACTCATCCCACGCGGCATCCATATTAACCGCCATGCCGCCCGGATAGAGCTTTTCTTTTTCGCCAAGGTCACTATCCAACTCACCCTCAAAAAACGCGCTGTCGCCGTTCTGGGCTTTATGCAGGGCCGTCATCTGCCCTACGCTACGCTGAATACTATCTATGCACCTCTCAATAACCTTATCGGCTATCTCTTTATCCTTTTCACTCTTACTCGACGCAAACAACTCAATCATCTCTGCATCCTGAATTATTGCATCAAGCAGATCCTCATCTATACTGAATTCCGGTTCAATGATTTTTGACTCAGCATAATCCTCGAACGCCCATTTTACCGGATCGGCCCACTCCCAATCTCCAGACTTTTTTACATCCTCTTCATCTGTTCGACCGACCGGGGACAACTTCCTCGGAATCCAGATCTCGGCCTCTCCCACGGCTCTCATCGATCCATAGGTATCTATCGGCCTGACCTCTGCCTCTATGATGTTCCCATTCTCTCCGGCAAAGTGTTCCGCCATCTTTCTATCAAACGTATAGGCATCGAACACATCATCCTTGATATGCTTCTGCCCTTTTTCTCCCCGATATACCTTGATGGGCGTTACAAGAAACTTTTCAAACGAAACAGGCTTATCTATGTTATTCCGATAATTCTCATACGCCAAATTCAAACCCGCATTACGCATCTCCGGAGAACTCAGAATCGCATTTGTCAATTTAGGCTTATACGAACTATCCGCATTCCGAAACCACCCATCATAAAGGCTCTGCGTCACATACGGCGAATCATATATAACCTCATCCGCTTCATCTTGCGATATGGGATGAATGTCTTTTGTGGTATCCTCCATCCGGAATTTATACCACTCATCATCTATCGCCTGACCTCCGCCCTCATCATACAGATCCTGTAACTTATCTACATTCTTCCTGATCCAATCATTTTTATCATCATCCGGCTCAAACTCATAATCCACTCGATTCGGTGACATTTCTTTTGAAATGCTCATCTTTTTGCTTTTCGGCAGATTACGCAACTTATCCGGGCCACTCTTTATATTTTTCTCGTCATCGACTAATACATGGGTTCCGCCAATCGTGATCCAATCTTCATCCATCCTTTTCTTCAATCTATCCGCCCGGCGCTTACGATATTCAATTACAGACAAATCAGCGATAGCTATCGCCCCCCTGACCATCTCAATTTGACCTCGCTCGCTGTTGCATCAACATCACTTCTGCCGTATCACCCTCGAACACGGGCTTCGCCGTACACCTACATCCATATGCTTGGCCCGGGTGTAGGTATCTCCCTGTATAAACAATCCCCTTGCTCTTGGTTACATACCAATCGGCAGGGGGATTATTCCAACTGAAAATCTTGTTGTTCAACTCTCTATGGCACGGTCTGACCCTTGAATCATGTCTTGCCGTCCACTTATATTTATCTACACCGAGACTTTTGTGTTCATACTCGGTCATATGACAATTTAATGTTCCCATCTGATCCGTGGCAATCTGCTTCGCATGGCTTCTGGTCATACCGACAACCTTTTCCAACCTACGATACACATTGATCCTCGGCTGATGCGTCGTATATCCCCATACGATAATCTCATGAACCTTCGACAACGCATCCTGCGTCAACGAACTAATATAACTCACACTGTCCGCAACCCACTTGTTCATAAGATCTTCCATCGTCTCCATATAGAAAGGCTCGCTTATTTCTCCACCCATCGCATCATCCACAAGGCTTTTCCAATCCCTCACAGACGATCTCTGAGCAATCTTTCCAACCCTTCCCACTTTACGAATCAACTTGGTAACATCGATATCCTTTAAGATATCCTCTTCGCACTCCGACAAGATCTCTCCGATCCCATCATCCATGTTTAAATCCGCATCTAATCGAACATTCTCATCCGACCATACATCATATATGGCCTTTACCCTCTCAATTGCAGGCCGTAATCTCTTCCCAATTACAACCGCAACCTCAAGAGCTACCCTTGCCAACTCTCTCTCCGCTGACATGGGGAATACCGGTTTTCTTCTCGGTATCTTTGCTCCCTCAGAACTCTCTACGGGAGAACTCTGCATCATTCTTGTTCGTATTTCCGGCACATTTACAATTGCCGCTACGCCCATCTGCAAAACCTCCCAAAAGGCAAGGGGCGCTCTTTTCAGAACGCCCCCAGAAACCGTTTGTACTCATGGTACATCGGCAAATTATTTATATTTTAACGGGTCGAACTCCCAATCTCCGACTCTCGCTATCTGTCCCTCTTCGATTACACTCTGGTCGAAATCCTCCAGAATATCGAAATAATCTTTTCCGATCTCATCCACACCTTTTCCATTAATCAATGCGGACAAAACCTTGATTTTCTTCCCGAGCATCTTATCACTTTCCAGATCGAAATATTCACGAACCCCATCATCGATTTCGGCGGCTCTCGAATAAAGATCCTCGACCTTTTCTCTCATCTTCCAACGCTTTTCATACTTCTCCGCCAAATCCATATCACTCACCCCTCAATCTCTTCACTATCGCAACAATTTCTTCATTCAACTTTTGGGCAATCTCTGGCTTATCTCTATCGAACACTTCTGCCAACTTCGGGTTCGTTGCCTTCAACGCCACATAATCGGCAATCATCTCAATCGCCTTATTCCCTTTATCACTTCTGAAATACCCCTGCGAATGCCCGAATTTGACGATTCCAGATGCCCTTAATTGCCCTCCACTCAATGAATCATACAACCCCTGCAAACTCGCCACACCATGCATCAAAGACTCTCTTCTAACAAGGTTCTCTTCTTCGACGGCCTTTCTCACCTTTTTTATCTCTTTCTCATATGCTCTTATGTCCGACCCAGACATTCCAGATCTAAGCATCCCCGAATAATCCGCCACTCCATCATCTCGCAACCATTCCGGCCTCTTTCCATACATCCTCTCAGCCGCCTTGAACGTCGCTTCAATTTTGTCCTTCTTCTCCTGATTCCTTAATTCATCATACTTGTCATTATATTCTTTGAACAGATTTCCGGTCTCTTTGCTGAATGCCCCATTATCTGCATCTATCGCATTTAAAAGATCTTTGTTCTCTGTCGAAAAATGACCATACTTTTCATTCTCTCTCGCACACAGATCTATGTAATGAGTCCACTCATGAGCGAATGTTCTGATCGCCTGTTCCTTTTGATCTGGGTCTTTTATCGCAGAGAAATTTGGAATCGTAACCGTTGTCTCGATCATTCTTCCATCTCGATACATCTTTGTGCTAACAGATCCAGATGTAGGCTTCGTTGTCCTTCTGCAACTCAATCCGGGCGGAGTTTTTGAACCCGGCAACGTCGCAGCGCTCAAGAACTCTGTTATTTCCCCATCATCACAATGCTCATTGATGAACTTGGCGAACTCCATCGTATTCTTTTCATAGGTCTTTGAGGTCATTACACTCGGGAAATGACTTCCTTCAATCTTCGTCACAGGCTTCTTTGCCTTTGACGGTTTCCCGGCTTTCCCGGTTTTCTTTAACTCCTTATATACCTCTCCGGCAGAATACCCTTTTCCTTCAAGGGCTTTCCACGCATCCTTCGGTGTCCACTTCGGATCGACATTGATCCCTTCTCTCAGACACAAACCAAAAGGGATTTTCGTGTTCCCATGACCACCAGATCCACCACCCACATTATTCTGATTCTCATCCTCTTCCGCATCCATACGGGCGATCCATCTCTGGTCGCGGCGTTCTCTATAATCAAAGACAGCCTTGGCATCTAACCTCGACTGCCTCCGCTTTTTATATTCTGAAACAACATCCAACGAAAACACCTCGCTAAAGGCGTTTCATTCAACGCCCTCATCTTCGACAATTTCAAAATTTCCCGGAAGATACAAATAATCTTCCCCCGTTTCATCAATCACACGCCAGAAACCATGCTCTTCTCCTATTTTTTCATATTCTTTCCCCTTGATGAACTCCAAGGGGTCGCTCTCACCAATATATCTTACTTTCATCCATGTCCTCCGCAAACTGCTTAATCTTCCATCTGGTTTGCCCGACCTCCGGGCTTTCAAACCAATGTAAATCGGCTTTTCTCTGCTTCCCATCCGGTCCGACTACCATTCCAATACCTTTACAATGCTTCCAACTTCCACTTTTTCCACCCGACTGCTCTATCAATTTATCTTCTACTCTCAGTGGAGCCGATGTTCCATTCCCCGCAAATACGGTTAAATGCTCTATCTCTCCACGACAGATCTTATACTTATTGCCATCCGGGTCACTGACTCTCACTTGCTTCGTCACCCTCATCTTTTCCTCATCATGGTTAAAATGAGTGACTGGCTTCCCGACCTTGTCTCTCATCACCGCCCCGGCATTGCTATACTCTACCTTTACTTCGGGCACCATCTTTCCTTTTCTGGTGCTCTTCGCCCCTCCCTTTGACTCGAATCGTCCGCTCTCATCCCTCGGATGGTCAGATTCCTCGAACTCATCCATCCGATCTTCCATGCCGATAGACAACGATAGTCTCTGTAATTCGGCAAACAATTTGCGCCTATATGCACTAAAAGCGCCGTCGTCGGACAGCGCTTTCAAGGTCAGGCAAATACTTTTAATTTTATTCGCACAGCTTAAAATGCCGCCGTCCAAACGACCACTTCCTTATTCGGTCAAAATTTCGACCGCCTTTTTATATTTCTCAAGACGCTCCAAATCCATATCATTTACCACAGGCAACCTTGTGAGATCCATGTTGTGCTCCAAATCGGCAAGCTTCACCTTCCGAGCCAACTCATTCCCGCGAATTCCCTTGATATACTCCAGATACGGAACGCCCCTCTCATGTGTAATCACACGAACAGCATCGGCAATCTCGTCACCGAAAAGATCCCGAATCTCATCAATCGTCGCCCCAGTGTCCTCCACAGTGTCGTGAAGCCACGCAACGACCTTCTCTTTCTCTCCCAGAACTTTCCCGGCAACAGCCCTCGGATGCTCGATATACGGCACTCCCGCCTTGTCTACTTGACCCCGATGCTTCATCTCAGCGAATTTCTCCGCCATCATCACAATGTCATTCACACTACCACCCCCACACCATGATTATACCATGCTGTGAAGTTTCATGTCAACATTTTTAATGACAGATTACCACCAAGGATATTTTCTTGTGGCTCCATCAGGCTTGGGTTTCGGGCTAAACTCCGAAGTTTTAGGAAAACGATCAATCATTTTCTTCGCATACTCTTCCCAATAATCCTCATCAAGATCCCAATTTCCTCGCTGATCCAGAATCGTCTCCCAAGCATCGGCATCCGGCACCCACTTCTCATTTTTGTAATCCCACGCCTCTGCAACACAACTATCCCCATCAATTGCTAAACGCACGATATAGATGGGAAGAGTGCCATCCCGATAATACGCATATTTCTTCATATTCTCACCTCCGCCATGATTATACCACAACCGAAATCAAATGTCATCATTTTTGACAACATTATTTCTTCTTTTTAAATGTCGGTAGATTCATGATTCCGGGCGGCTCGCTCATCTCATTCACATTATCCACCATCGTTTTCTCTAAACGGTCATACTCATCCTTCATCTCCGGATGCTCTTTGAGATCGATTGCCCTCTGCTTTTCAAAATGACGATGGTTTTTGTTCTTGACTTTGATAGTTTCCTCAGACTGGACTTGCACCTCAAACAACTCACCGCTAGGAGCTTTTACTTGTAGATGAACAGCCTTATAATTCCGGGGGCCTCCCTTGGGATCGGGGAGGAACTTGTTATCTCTTTCAGTAATCTCATACCCAGACTTTTTTAATTCATCTTCCAATCCGGTTATCTGATCTACCATCTTATCATGATCGCACTTGAAAGAAAACCTCACAACATCATCCATCATCCCCAACGCTTCTTCATCCGTGAGGTTTTTATCTGCATACTTTTTCTTGACCTTATCGATCTTTCTTGCGGTAGATCCTCCACCCTTGAACATGTTTTCAAGCCCCATCATACGAGAACCGAGCTTATTGCTGATCTCCACCATATCGGCACCGATCTTTTTTCCACCCTCTATTCTCTTATCATAAGCCGCTTGAACTTCCGGCCCTTTCCCAATGACTTTTTTATCCCACATTTGAGACAATCCGGGAATTGCCGCGACAACAGTTCCATCCGGATCTTTCTGATACACCAGATCCTTACTTGTGAGGTTTTTCAACACTTCTTCCTGCTGTTTCGTCTTTGACGGCTGGTTTCCATCTCCGGCCTCATCAGCAAGACGATTAACCTCTTTCAAGGTATCCTCATCATATACCGCTCCACGCTTCGGCTTCGGATAATCCACTCCACCACTTGTTTTAAACGACTTGGTATAAGTGCTGCCCCTCACTTCTTCATTCTGCAAATTTCCATTCTTTACTTTCTTCGGCCCATTCTCTTCTTTCTTACCGCCATTCTTCTTTCCATTGAGTTTATTCCAAGCCTCAAACGCATCATCCACAGACATTCCTTCTGTATCTACACCATTCGACTTTAAAGCTCCGAACACCCACCCGATTCCGGCATCCATTCTCTCTCTCAAACGTCCCTCACGACGCTTTTTATACTCTTCCACACTATCGAATTGGGGAATAACCCCATTCTTCTTTTCAATTCTTTCCTTCCTACGGGCTTTATATCTTTTAACGGCGTTGTCCATTAAGACTCACCATCCCAAGAATTTTTGTTTTCCGAAATACCAGACTCGGCCTTTTTCTTCAAAATATCCAGACCATCTTTAAACGGCTTAAACAACCGGTCATCCATCACATACAGATCTTGTAGATCTCTCCACACAGGCAAGGCCATCTCTTTTCCATCGCAATCCGGCTCTCCCTTGAAATCTGTGCAGAGGAAAATATGACTTCTCAGATGTTCCGCATTATCCCCTCCAACTTTTGTTTCATCTCCGGTCTCCAACTTGCTACCGATACGAACCAGATCTTTGGGGATAATATTGAATTCCTCAAACATCTCTCTAATTGCCGCTTCCTCGGGGCTCTCTCCCTCTTCTATGTGACCTCCCGGCCCTCCGATCAATCCAACACCTTTGCCCTTCAACCTTGTTCCGGTAAGGACTTTTCCATCTTTAACAACAATAACGCCGACTCCACCGAGCCGACGCTTTACATCCTCTTCATCCTCTTCGACTTCTTTTTTTACCTCAGATCCCTCAGAAGCCGTCTCTTTGCCATTTTCGGGCTTTTCCCCTCCACCTATATTCGGCATTTGAGGATTTCCCTGAGCCCCTTCTGGTGCTCCTCCTGGCATTCCTCCGGGTGCTCCGCCTCCAGGCGCTCCACCCATCATACCCATCATCGCTGCCATCGGATCTTGCTGTTTATTCGCCGGATCATTCTCTTCGAGCTCTTCATCGGTATAATCATCCAACATCGTCTCAATATCGAACTCACCATCATCCGCGAGTTTCTTTCTTATCTCAGACGGATCTACTGCCTGCATCTGCACATAGATATTCGCTGTATTGGCATTCGTCTGGGCAACCTGAGCTTTCTGCAGATCCAACGCAACCTTTTCCTGCTCAGACATAGACCACAACGAATTGAACTCTACATCCAACGGAGGAACTTCATCGATCTCATGATTATGCAACCCCGCCTTTGACAGCACAGCCAAAACATACCGCAGATTACTCTTTACCATCCTTTTCTGGATTCTCTCTACATAATTGTAGTAATTCTCCAGATCCGAACTACCCGTTGCGTTCATTCCCGCAGGAGAACGACCGAAAAGAATTGTCTGCGGAATATTCGTAATCGCAGACAGATAATTGCACGTTGTATTGATTACATCCGAAACCCCGGCAAAAGAGAATGATTTAAAATCATAATCCTCACCATCGGCATCCAGAACGATACTGTTTAGCAGACCTCTCGCCAGATCTATAATCTGCAACCGCTTGAGAACATTCGCCTCTCCCTCGTCGGTTGCTAACTCCAACGCCAAATTCTGCATTTTATAAATCGCCTGAATAGACCGATCCAACATCTTCGGTGCCATTCCATGAGCAACTTCAACATCTTTTACCGCTCTGTGAATTCTCAGATATTCCGGGATGCCCCACAACTGATAAATCGAATTAACCGATCTCTCCGGCAATCTCCCATTCTGGAATATCAGGCATCTCGACTCATGAACCGTAAACGTCCCATACTTGCTCGTGACCATATATGTCTCAGGCATACCGAACCGACTTCCACGAACATTGTACGGGTCTCGGCTCTCATACTTGTACATACTCGAATAATCCGGCACAAGCAACGACCGATCATATATCTGAATCTCATCCAGAGACTTAATGTGTTTCCAATCCAACGGCTCTTCCAGGCCACGACCATCATCAATAAGCATTACGCCAATTGATCCGCCAAACAATCTCGCCCACTTGATCCCGAGCATGAACTTCTCTTCCCAATCGAGCTCATCCATGCACTTATTATAGAAATCCTTGGTCTTTCCATCCGCCAGATCTTTTATTTCAAAGCCGTGCTTAATAGCCTCTTCCGCGGGGAGATCTATGATCCTCGAAAACAGACCATTTCCCTCATAGAAAAGCTCAAGCTCATCATCCATCACCGGATCTTCGGCTTCATAATGATAATGTTCAGATGAATCTCTCTGCGTACCATAATTGGTCAACAGATTTACAAAACCATCTTCACGATACGGACGCACAGAATGGCCCGTCTGCTTCTCCAATACCTTGCCGCTCTTATCCGCGAACTCGGAGAAATCTATTACCGCTTTATCAGCCAAGCCATCTCATCCCTTTCCTCCAGAATAAAACAAGAACCCCAGCCTTTTCAGGCCGGGGTTCTCTCTATATTTATCCACGATATTAATCTTAGCATTTTTAACTGACAAATGCATGAACAAAATGTTAACTTTGAATAAAATAACTTTACTTAAATCAATATGATCTCACAGAGAAATTATAGCTCATCGCTATATGCTCCCTCCATATAATCATACTCCCTACCTTCATCAAGGCTATCATAGAACGTATCCTGCTCTTCCAACCAAGCCTTGCCACTCTCACTTTCCACATTCTCATGATAATCCTTCACCTGTTTGAGAATCCGATCCTTATTCCTCTCTATGATCTCGATACATTTTTCATCATCCGGGTTTTCTCCACCCTTTGTGAACGTATCGAAATTTCTTCCAAGATTTCCAAACCAGATCCATGTCGTGATAACCTTCTCCGATTCCGGGTTGACTATCACATACGCCCCTCTCTTGAATTCATAAACAGGCAAATCATCCAACTTACCGATATAATTCATTTTCTCACCAACCTTTTTTCTTTCTATTATACACCAAACCTGGTTTTATGTCTATCACAACGACGCATTATATTTCTTGTTCAAATGCTCCCTCGCATCGGCGAACTGATTTCCACTTCTAAACTCTATCTGAATTCCATTTGTTCTAATACTGTCAAACACTTTTTTCCTTTTTCCCTCAGACAACCCATCGAACGCCTTGTCCATCTGGTCTAAGGTTTTGAACCTCATCGACTCAATATCCTGCGGCGTTACCATCCCATGAAACTGTAATTCCACATATTCGTTGTTCGCCCGATCTTTCGCCTGTTTAAAGAACTCCGAATAACTAATCATACCATTTTTATATGCCCGATACGAATCAACGGCATCCATCACGTCACCCTCGCTATACAGAGAACTCATTCCCTCGATCGTCGGGTGTTCTCCACCATATCCGGCGCTTGCGATCCGATACTCCGTATTAAGTGAATCTCCATAAGTATACGTCGTTCTATCCTTCATTCGATCCTTTTTGAATGTATACATTATCGGGCTCGACCCACCATAAGCATCCGCCGCGGTATTATCCCAATCTTCCGCGGGGTCAGGTAATCCAAGATACCCACATTTTTCATACTCTGTATTATCTACACCTTTATGCCCGAAAAACTTCTTTGATGCATCTCTTCGGCCCTCCGGGTCGTGTGCCGCCGCCGCACCGCCATGTCCCACTTCCGGCTGGCTCTTATAATGATCCGTCAACATGCCGAACATGCTCTTCGGACTTCGGAACGCTCTATATGCTCCCTGATTGAACATTTCGGTCAACATATCCGCCGTTGCCTGTTTATCTTCGGCAGACATATTATCCAAGAAAGATTTTTCTATTCTCTCCGCTCTGTATGTATCAAAATTATCAAGCGTCTTTTCCGTATGAGTTCTCGGTACATCATCATTCGGATTCATACCCTTTGTCTTTACGCTCGACGCCGGAACATTATTATCTTCCAACCACTTTCTCGCATCCGCCTCATTGTCCGACTCATATACCACAGATCTCGGTTTGCTTCTGGTAGATGCAATGACAGAATACTTTCCATCCGGTTTTCTTACCAACCTGACCGCATGAATACCATCCTTCGGCATTCCGAGCTCTTTATCTCCATCCTTGATCTTATAATCCTTGACACCGAATTTTTCCATCTCTCCGACGGCCTCATCCCAAGAACTCTTAGGCATCCCAAAGCCGCGTTCCTTTCCATCCATATCTTTTCCGATAATCAGCCAATCTCCGGTATCTTTCGCTTTCTCTATCCTCAGATCCGTAAACGCCGTATCATTTCCTCCAAGGCTATACCAATTTCCGGTATCAATAAGCTCCTTCGCTTTCTTTGCTCTCTCCATTCGACTTTTTGCCGCATCATCCATCGGGAATGTCTCAGAATTATACCCATAATTACTCAGCGTCTTTTCCAGGCCCCCGAAAGAACTTTCTCTCGCAATCTCTTTCATTCTTCCACGTTCATCATATCCACGAACATGGAATATATGTCCATCATGCGTTATCTCAATACCGGCGTATTTTCCAAGATCCCCAAACGACTTCGCCTTAGCGTCGAACTCTTTTCTCACCTCTAAATACTTGTCATACGCCGCTTCAACCTTCGGGTCTTTAATAAACTGCCTCGGGTCATATCCATACCTCTCACAGGTTCGGGCCATGTCATACATATCCCCATAACCAGAGATAGACATTTTATCTCCATCACGATCATAACCCCAAAGCTTATAATCCCCATCCGAATCGACTTCAATGACCGGATCTGTATATTTGCTCATTCCGAACGGAATAGCTTTTGCTTCAAATTCTTTTCTCCGCTTTTCTCTCTCTTCCTCATATTTTTCTATCGCCGCTATCTTCTCTTTATCCTCATCACTAATGGTTAAGATATCATCCGAAACCCCATACGTTTTCATTAACCGCTCTTTAAACTGCCCATATGTTTCACCCGAGCTTTTCCTTTCATAATTCGCTCTATTACCATCCAGGTCAACACCATAGAACCTAACATCTCCATATGTACCTACTTTTATACCAACTTCCTGATACTCTTTATTTCCGAACTTTGCTACCGTCGCAGGGGGCTCATACTCCATCGGGTTAAGTCTCTCTTTACCCTCTCTTGCCTTTTCTACTCCTTGTTCCTTCATGAACTTCATTGCCTCGGATCTGGTGCCGAAATTCCATGTTTTCTTATGTCCATTCTCATCTTCACCTACAACATCCCACGACGTAGCCCAATACGATTCACTCTTCTTTAATTCCAGATCTCCATATTTGATTCCATCATCCCCGGTGACATATTCCTTCTTATCCGACGTAAGCCAACTGACTCGTTCTTTCTCTCTCTTCTTCAAAGACGGCGACAACTTCGCATCATCCGGGTTCATCCCTTTGGCACTTAAATAATCTCTCGCCATATCTAAAGACGGATACTCGGCTATTACCCTCTTCTTACCATCGAAATCTTTCCCGACCACAGAATACTTGCCTCCACGCAAACCAATAGAAACCTCTTCATATCCTCGCTCTCCATCATCGAACACCTTTTTCGGTAATTCCATTTCTTGAGGATTTACCATCTCTCCAGAATCGGGATCTTGAAATTCTTCAACACCTTTTTCTTTGAGCCAATAGTACATATCACTCTTTGTATAGAATCTCTTGTACATATAACTCGGACTATAATGACCATCTTCGGGCGCTTTTATTTTCTCCGCTCTCAAACTCCACGGGGCCTCTCCACGCCCTGCCCAACTCCGATACGATGCAGACAAGCTCCCATACTCTGCTCCACCATACCCTTCCATTTTTACACTCTTTACCGGCTCTTTCACGGGTTCCACATCAGGCGTTCCCGGATCTTCCCCTCTCTTTAATCTCTCATAAGCCCCTTCTGCTGTGATTCCCTTACCCGCCAGAGCATCCCAAGCCTCTTTCGGCCCCCATCCTTCTCCGATCTCAATACCAAACCTCATACAAAGCCCGAACGGAAGCCTCGTATTACCATGGCCTCCACCAGAACTTCCACCACCCTGATTATTGTTTTCATTCTCTTCATCATCTGGGGCGTCCATCCGAAACGGGTTTACACTTTTTTCTTTTTTGATGGTTTCTACTTCGCCTTTTTGATAACTCATCACATCCAACGGAGCATCCCAATTGGGATTATACTTCGGTTTGATTCCCCTCAATCCAAGCCGTTTCTCTCTTCTTTTCCTATATCTCAATATTGCATTGTCCATATATATTCCCCTCTCTATAAAGAAAAAAGAGGCATCGATTTCTCGACACCTCTTTGAATTACAACAGACTCTTTACATTGAACATCGGCTCTGCGAGCTCATTGAACGCATCCGAACTTCCATCCACCATATCATCATGTTTCCCATCCGGGAAGAACTCTAACTGCGACAAATACATATCATTCCAATCCGCCGCCAACACTTCCACATTCCCATTCTGCCATTGAGTCGCAAACGGCATTGCTCTCAAGATCTTACTTCCCGTTACTCTCTCACTCTTCACCGCATATCCCGCCAACTTCTTCACATACGCATCCGAGGCAATTTTTCCTGCCGCGCCCGGGTCAATCGGGATGTGTATCTTGATCTTTCTTCCATACTTTGTCCTATCTGCCAAGGCCGTATTTAACAAGATCTTCTCCACATCTCCCGCCGCCACTCGAACATTTATCACATTCAAGACGATGAAATTTCCATTCTTCCTTCTACCCATCAATATACCAGCCGTGAAGTCTGGATCGTTATTTTCTGTTTTCTCCGTCGCCGCAAAGTCCCACGCCCGACATACCGAAACTATATCATCCGGCTCTTTCTCTACAATCCGAATCTGTGACCTCTTGAAATACAAGCCTCCTGCGGGTTTGATCTTCCAGTTACCCTTCAATAGACGCTCTCTCTCTACCTCAGGCAACGCTTTCAGATTTCCAAGATACTGCGGGTTTACCTTCAACAAAGCCTTATTGTCATAGACTGACGATGCAATAAACGTCACCGACCTTGGCTCACTCAATTCCTCTTCTGTCTTGAGATTGAACCTATCTATGAGCTCTTTTTTGCTATCCGCCCAATATACGGTATTCTCTCTTCGGATCATCCACCTTACCACTCCTGATCTCTCCGGAATGGCATATCCAGTATCTTGATCGATCCACCATGAAATAAAATTAGCTACCCACGAATCCGGGTCTGGGTTGCATGATGCCAACACATACGGCCTGACACCACACATACTCCGGTTTCGGGATAGCATATAAAAGAAAACATATTCCGAAAAATGCGTTAACTCATCGAATTCAATACCACATATCTGAGCGCCCTGATAATTATGAGCCTCTTCATCTCTTTCAATATGCTTGAATGATACCCTCGAAAGAATGCTTCCATCTGTATCATGAAACTCCCAAGCCGCATCGCCCTTCTTGACCTCTGCCCCATCTATGCGAGAATACATATCCCGGGCATTGTCCCATAGCGCACCCTCGGTAAATATCTGGTTTGAATTCTTCCGGAATATTACGCAACCGAATCCCCTTACATCTATGAACCTCAATGGATACGCGAGCTCCGCCCACGTTTTCCCTCCACCCGCAGCCCCACCATAGATAATAACATCCGCCGCGCTTCTAAGACATTTCTCCTGCGGACCTTTTTGGGGCTTTATGATAATGGGCTCATCCATTACTCGGGATCTTCATCCCTTTCAGGAAGATAAATTTGCACTCGGGATTTGGTTGTCAGCTCTCCATCGATATTAAGATTGATGCTCGCACCATTCTCTTTCATATACTCCATCTGCTCTTCCTTCAATACGGTCAAAGAATCCAACCCTGCACTATCTCTCACATACTTCGCCGCATTCGCATCTCCCGCCATGGCCTTTACGATCATAGACGCTAAAATAGAAGCCGCATAACTCATCTCATCATTCGGGACTCCGAACCTCTCCATAATGGCCTTATGGTTCTTATATGCGTCTCCTACGGGCATTTCCAACATCTTTCGTGCCAGATCCATCATCATCCGATTGTTTCTTCTCTTTTCTCCAGACTTCTTTCCGGCGATTGACGCTTTCTCTTTTCTCTCTTCTGGAGTTCTCCTCGCGTTTATTTCCTCTATAGGCATAAGGTTCTGATTGCTTTTTTCTCTTCCCTTCACCTTTTCTTCTTTTTCCTTCTTTTCCATTATTTAACTCACACTCCCTTTATAGGCACATGGATTATAGGATTATAATCCAACGTCTTTCTCGTTTTCTTCTGATTGTGGTTATCTGTCGTATCATTCTTTACGATCTTCTTACCCCACTTTTTCTGTAGGGCTTTTAACTGTTGCTCTTCACGTTCCAGATTCCTATATGTGGCGCATCCTCCGGCCTGTTTCGACTGTTTACAATCATAATGGATTTTGTTCACTCTCAGACAGCCACGATACATCTCACAATTCTGCAACGTCATATCATAATCTTCCTTTAACGGAAGGTTCTCATCATATCTCAAGGGGTTTCCATGAAGGAACGCCTGAAACGGCCCACCAATATACGATATCGTGCTGAAAGGAGTCGCCTGTCTATATGACAACGCATCCATATTACACATGACTCCCCAATACTTGAATCCGAAATCATCGCACAGAATCGTATACTTCTCTATCATCCATAGAAACTCATCTGCATCTATCGGTATATCATCATACCCATATACGCCTTTCGGCTCGAATCTCCCCATGATCTTCAAATCATCATCCACGATTACCACCACATCATTATCCGGTAGTTCTTTGTCTAAGATATAATTCCGAATCCGGCACAGATTTCCTTGCACTTCATTCGGCACCGAAATGATGTTTTCCTCATACCCCTTATTGGCTTTCAAATAATCCTTATACTCATTTTCCGCTACCCAGACCTTGCAATACGGCAGATATTCCAACGTCTCTACATACGGTCTCTTATACGAAGGACAATTAATGCTGATGTTCATAATGCTCCCTCAGCTTCTCCAACGCCACATTACCCTTGAGAACTCTGCCGATTCCCCTTCTCTGCATATTGGCCTTTACTACTCCGTCTTTTCTTGTACTCAGATTCTTTACTTCCTTGATATCGAACAAAGACTCGGCCTGCAGCCAATCCACCTCATTGTCGAAATACAACACCAAATAATTGTGATCTTCCCCCAACACTTCGGTGAAAGGCACATCCCCCTTCTCTTCTTCCTTTTCCTTGGCTTTCTCATCCATGGCAAGGTCGAACCCGAACATCTCCATGTCGATATTGATAATGGCATTCAATTCCCCATTCAACAATTCAAGATCCCAATTGCTTAATTCAGCCGTCTTGTTGTGGGCTAATGCATACGCCCTTCTCTGCTCTTCATTCAAATGATCCAACCGAATAACGGGTACTTTCTCCATTCCAAGCTGTTTCGCCGCAAGAAGTCTGCCATGCCCTTCGACAATGACATTCTCGTCTCCCCATATTCCTATCGGATCATCAAAACCGAATTCCTTTATTGAATTCGCTATCGCCAGAACATCCCACTCATGGTGCTCTCTGGCATTGTCCTCATACGCCATGATTTCATCTACCGGCAAATACTCTATTTTGAGCTCCGCCTCTTTAACGACCTCCATGATTGACCTCCTAAAATAATAAATCCCCGCTGTTTCCGGCACAGACGGGGGAAGCCTTTATACACCCCAAACTATCAGTAAAGGGCTATTTTCTCCACGAATTACACTTTTCCGATAATTACTGGCGAAAATAATACACACCGGCAAATTCTCCCGAAATTACCGATGTGTACTACCTTTTCGGTGACTCCACCGATATGGTCAGAACTCGCACTTATCTTCACCGCAACCGCAACCTTTTTCTGACGGCATCTTCATGACTTCCTCATGCAATTTATCCAACAAATCATTGATTTCCCTTTTCCATGTATAGAAACGAGAAATCAAACCAAGAACTTTTGCCTTATCGATCAAATCATTCATTTTTTCCTCCAGATGAACTAACAAAATCTAAATTTCTGCTAACAAATCTTCAAAATCTTCTAATTTCATATAACTATACTTTCAATATCCCAATCTTCTCAAACTCTCATCCACGCATTTCCATATCTCCAACGGAAATCTACGGGCATTTAACATCCCTACCAAAACCCTGATCCCTATATTGTCTGGACATTCCTTCTCCAATTTCCCTAATCCAATCCCATTTTTCCTCGCTTCATTGATCCGCCTTATAATATCTTTCTTGTACTCTGATTCTTGCATTTCTACATTCCTCAGAATTATTCCTTCACCTTTTTGGCACCATTAGCGATAAACTTTTCAACATTCGCTCGGCTCATTTCTACCGGCCTACTTGATCCGCCCATCCATTGCAACGCCATTTTCCCACGGCTTCGCACTACTTTAAATTTTGATCCGCCACTTCCGAATCCTCCTCCGGCAGAATATACGTCTCCCTCATTGGCATTCTTCATAAATCTATCTATCGTTTCTTTTCTTTTCTTTTTTTCTTCTGCCGTAGCATATTTCACTCCGCCTACTCGAAATACCACCGGAATCTTCTCATATACATCATCCCCACCAGAAATAACCCGCGCTCCATTCTTAGGCTCGGCCTCTTTTTCCGGCAAATCTTCTACCTTAATAGCCCTGTTCTTATTTGACAACCCGCGCAATTTTTCAGGCCCCTTGGTGATGTTCTTATCATCATCCACCATTACATGAGTTCCCTTTATGGTAATCCAATCATCATCCATGCGCTTTTTCAGCCTTGAATCTCTTCGCTCTTTATATTTCTTTACCGACTCATCCATTGATTATCCCCCTATAATCAATTCACTATACGGCAACGTCTCGATCCATTCACAAAACGCTCTCCACTCCGGGAGCCTATGCGTCTTTCTCTGCTTATAGATCGTTTTCAACTGTCTATAATTGGTTGTCATCCCCGCTGTCAACTTGAACCCGGCTGGATTGCTATACAAGATCTCCAGATACTTCTTTTTCTTTTCCTCCGGCTGGAATATATCGATCATCGAATTATACTCATTGATCTTCTCTTTCATGATATCTATGATCCTCTGATCTACATACTCATTATAAGATTTATCCAGATCGAACTTTGTAATCCGATGCATGGTTGACTCGGAACTGATAATATCCGCAAAATGATATCGTTCCATCTCTACCCACGCCTTATTTGTAAACGTCAAATCGAACTGGACCACAATTCCCAAAAGGAAATTATCATGCCCTTCACCGATCCGACTTTTTGCCAACACCTTGATCCCATCCGTCAGCTCATTGTTGACAGACTCCGAATCAACCGACATAGGAAATTTCGCTCTCCGAAAACTGTCCTCCAGACCATACACCTGTGCATGGCTTACGCAAGAACAACCTTTGACCTCCATATAATCCTCCCGATAAATAACAAAAGCCCGGTCACTTCTCGACCGAGCTTTTCTTTTCTTCTTTTGGCTTTTTCTTAATCACAATAACATCGCTGTCTGTGAACCTCGAAATATTCTTATCTTCCTCTTTCTTCATACTTCCTCCACCTCTAACATCACATACTTGCTATTTTTGAACGCTGCCTTATTGATCTTTAACTGCTGATTTATCATATTCATCATTGACCTTTCCCTATCGGTCAGATCTTTCTTCTCACTATACTCTTTAACCAACTCATTGGCAAGGTCAAACTTTGAATACACCTTTTTCCCTACAACTCTCCACTTACTCGTGCTTGGCGCTAACACCTCCGCCTCATAATCCCTAAATCGGCTCAAATGCTGCACACCCACCGCACTCTTATTATTCTTACACACCAACATCACACTTGACATTGATGGCCTATCCACTTCTGCAAAATCTCTCGCCGCCGTTTTATCGCTGCTCCAACTTGATACAGACTTCATCTCTACCTCATCGCCATCCTCAAGATCGGCGAATCGATCCACATCTCCCTTTCCATTCCAATCCGTAAAACTCATTCCACGATAGATTTCCCCATCATACGTTCCCATTCTGGCGAGTCCATCATCTATAATCTTCTCTTGATCTTTCTTCTTCCCCTCTGTGAACTCTCTATAATCCCCACCGAAATATCCCATCAACGTCTGATGCAATTTTTTTGCTTCTTTTTGCGAATACCCAGTCTCATCCATGATGCTATCCAACGCCTTTTTATTAAACGCCGTCAGATCCTTATCCGGCACTCTCCCCCCCTTTGCTTCAACCTGTCCTCTTCTTTCTCCATTCTTCTTACCATTCGCCGGGATATATTTATCTATTACATAGAAGTCCCCCTTCACCGGGCCTCCCACCGCTTTCCCATCCTTCACCGGGACATGAACCCCATTTTTCAACGTGATCCAATCCAACTTATCAAATCTTTCTTCTAACCTCTTCTTCCGCCTCTTTTGATATCTCTTTACAGCATCATCCACTCTCCACCACCTCTTTTCTCTCGACCCCATACACAGCCTCTATGAATCGATCCGCATTCTCTATTGACGGATTCTTTCTATACTCATCTGCCGCAGACTCGATCTCTTTCCACATCCTCGAATGATGACCGACGATCTTTTTCGCATATACCAACACATCATTATCTGCCTTGAATCTCTTCAACGCATCTTTCTTCTGATTTTCACCCTCAGATCTTGTTATCTCTCCCGCACGAAATCTTCCATACGAATCTTTCAACTCCCAATATAACGCTCTCTCCGCACAATTCATCTCGATTTCCGGCATCTTTCCACTCGCCGCATACTTACTGATTTCTTCCCCTGTCATCTTCTCACCCCACCTTATAAACTCTCAATTCGCACCCATCCAACACCTTCATTTCCGGCCTCACTATCCTCTCCCATCCCAATTCTCTTTCTACAGCATCCCAGAACCCCTTAGCTCCATCATTCCTATCAAGGATATATAAACACACATCCCCATTCCAACCTTCCACAAGGCCCCTTGCAGCCTCCAATCCAACTTTCCTATTTCTCTCATCCTTTGCTATATAGAACTCACTGATATATAAGATCTTTTTCCTTCCCCTGAATGAAACTTCATTCTTGCACACGAACCCGCACAACACCCCACCATCGACAATGAAATCCGCATCCCACATTGTCTTGCTCCACATATCCTCATCCCATACGATCCTTCGATCATATTCACTGAGCTCATCTACATATTCTTTTGCCAAACATATAAAGAATCCCCTGTCTTTATGGCAGGGGACAAACTCTATGCTCATCCGGCTATCTCCCTCATTAATTTTCTCCCCCTTTTTTGCCCTTCACTTCTTCTGCGCCGGCTTTCTTCATCATAAGCCTTTTCATATTTTCTCATGCAATTCCACCCACAAAAATACTTGATATTCCCATTCGCATGATGGTCGGCTTTTTTATATGTCCACATCCCTATCACCGGTACAAACACATTCTTCCCGCATACTTCACATTGGCACAGTACCGACTTATCCTGCTTCGACTCCATTAATGACCTCCTATAATTAAAAATGCGGGATTTTCACCCGCGCTGCTTGTTTCAGCCCACGGCTCACGCTCCATGAGTCATCAACCTTGTGGCAAGGAGTAAAACAAAAGAAGAGAACCATCAATATTTGATTTTCTTGCCTATCTTGATCTCATATAGCCATCCCATTTTCACTCGGCACCTATCGCAATAATCTCTTTCATTCGACCATATCAGATAAACCCGATATCCCGCCTCACGATACTCAGATAAGCAAGAAGGGCAAAGTGTGCGAATATCTTTTCCACCCCGCACTCCTCATTCCCCCTTACGAAACGTCGCTGTGCGGTTAAGCACAGCGACATTCGTCATCTATAAGGGAAACCACAAGAAACTTTCAATCCGAAAGCACTTATCAGGAAATCCCTTTTTGGAGCGCCAAAGGGGAATCGAACCCCTACACTCAGATTGGAAATCTGACAGACTACCATTATCCTACTGGCGCATATCGTACGGGGCCGATGTACTCATGTTCGGTCTGTGCGAAAGGTCATTCCTCTCTGGGGCACAGACACTTTCCACCGGCTTTTCATTCTCTGTTGGTGTTGCCCGCGCAGCCAACATCATCCGGGAGCGACCCGGCCTCTGGCGCTTGCGGTAGGATTTGAACCCACAAGGACTTCCATCCTCTCTCGGTTTTCAAGACCGGGCAGTTACCATTACTGTACGCAAGCATTAAAATCGGCCGCCTCTCCACTCATGCCGATTGTCTGTGTCGTACACAGCAGATTGGCGGTCGCGAGAACATAGACCAGATCCCGACACCCGGTCTATTCAAGAACACATCCGCGAACGGCCTACTATGCTCTTTCGTTTTTTATTTTTACTTCACCAAAACATATCCCATTTTTCAAGATCTGCTCCCCGATATCATTTCCGCCTTCTGCACCATCCGGTGTTCCCACCAAATACAAAGTAGGCATATCTCCATAAGCATATTGCCCGACAAGATTTATCGCTTTTTCCAAATCTTCTTTTTTTAAGCCGCCATTCCCATCTTTAATCCCTACCGTTGATACTCCATCTAATTCTCCCGCATCCCACATTCCTTTTCTTTTACTGAACTTGGCTTCTTCTCCCCACTCTCTCGGATCATCTTGATACCATTGATGCGAATTCTTAAACACATGCCCCGCCTTTTTCCCCGGCTTATCTGCTCGCAACCCGAAACTCCACCATTGTCCTGATTTTTCATAATAATCATTTATCAGATCTGCCACATCTTGCAGATCATCAAATGTTTTTGAAAATTTACCTACAGGCCCACTTTCAAAATCAAAATTACCGTCACCGGAATTATCAACCCCTCCAGATGAAATGAACCTCCCATTTTCCCCTCTTGGATGCTTGCTCGAATTCCACTCTTTTTCATCCATCCTTCTTTTTCGCCTTTTTCTGTATTTTTCTACCGCATCCATACATCTACCCCCTCAATGTACTTTCATCTCGGTTTTCCTTTTGGCAGACCGAAAACTGCCATCCCGTTTCTCCCAATTATTCTACCATACCAAGAAATAAGAGGGAACTATAACACTTCAATCCCCCACGCATAACGCAAGGTTTCAAGGCAAGGCAAACATCAAATCAATACAACAAACTCAGATTTTCGGCCGCTGTACTGATGCAATATCCGAACGCAATTTTCTCATTCGGATTCTTTTTGAACCTCTCGACTCCCTCTTTATAGAACTTCTCCATGATCTCCACGCTGTCATCTTCTTCAAGATACTTTTCAAGATCCTCCGGGTCATCCGCTTTTCTCTCATCGACTAACTCTTTCAAACATCTCTTCTTAAACTCTTTGAACGAAATCACAACTTCCCATCCCTTTCTTTGTATGCCTCATCATATTCTTTTGGCTCCGCCATTTTCATAAACTCTTCAATCGGCGTTGTGTTGACTTTACCGGTATATTTGAAAAATACTATTGGCTCTCTCTTTACCGCAAGTTGTTCGTCTCCCGGCTTTTCCTTCATGCCATTCCACTGTTCTCTCGTAAACCCATTCGCTTCAAGCCAATCATCATTCGCATATTCATCATCCCACTTCGTCCAACTCACAGGCTCGAATCCGCACTTTTGATAGAACCCATATATTCCGGCATAAGCATCCAACTTATTTCCACCGGCTTTGACGGCATCTGCAAGTATATCTCTTCCCCTATCTCCCTTTTCAGCATTCGCGGCAACACTCACGATATCCGTCCCATGCAACGCAAAGGTTGATCCATTCTCATTCATATACTTGTCCATTCCCTTGTAATCATCGGCAGAATAATCATCACTCACACGCCATCTTTTGTCCGGCTTCATCCCACTTCTCAATTTGGAAAATCCACCTTTGAAATCGACCGCAGAGCTCGTTTTCCCAAATTTTGGCGTTGATCCTCTCGGCTTCGGTTCGGCCTTTACCGCTCCACCGCCATTACCGGGCGCGAACTTTCCATCTTCATCTCTAGGATGCTTTTTTTCTTCCCAATCAACGTCTAACCGAAAACCTCGTTTCTTTAACCGCCCATCTCTCCGAATTTTATATTTTTTGATTGCTCTTTTATCCACCATAAGTGTCA